AAATCTTTTGAACTTATACTATATAAATTTGTAACTACAAAACCAACTATGACCGCAATCACATTTGGGAAAAAATCGTTACAAATTAGTAATTGCTCAAGGCCATAGCCTACCTACTTAGCTACCAGTAGGTTTAATTTAACGTTTTTCAACGTGCCATAAGGCAATGAGTTTTACGTCCTCCGACGTAGCGCCTCTAAGTGGCGGGAGGGACAGTAGTATGATTATACATTATCGGAACATCAATGAAACCGTGTAATGAAAAATCATCTGCTGCGGATACATACTGCTCCAATAACACATCAGCGCCTGATGATGTGACAAATTTGGTCAATACAGTGATACCCGCCCCAGAGGATGAGCCTCTGTTCGTACCACCATCACGCCCTCTAAAATAACGCAGAGGGGCGAAGAAAGGCACCTCAATATCCAAAGGGATCACAGAGATGTTTGGTGTAGTACTCATACCACTCACACCATTTGTGACACCTCTATGTTCTACTCTATGCATTCGAGCTGCCAAGCTCGCGGTTGTAACCGCGGGTAAAAGAGTAGTCGTATTTGAGTATCCAGCAACCGGGGCCCTATAAACAGCAGCGTGCTCAATAGGACAACCTGAACCCGCCACAAATCTATGTCTTATCCCTCCGCGCCGAGCTAAGAATGCTGGTGTGAAATAATTCAATAAGGTCATAGACGAAAAATTTATAGCTGTAGTTGCCACATGAACAGCCAAAGGCGCTCTTCCAGGATATAACGGCATCTGAGGCAAAACCAATCTCCAAGAAAACCTTTGAATGCCCAATGCAACGAAAACCGGGGCATAAGTGCAGGAATATGTATACCGTTTCAACAAAGTACGCAAAGATAATACTGGATCACCATGAAATATCATAGGTGAAGGGTCGTCACTGCGTATTTTAGAACCAAAAACTACATCAGCCTTAGCTCTATAAGGTTGGATTGTAGAATTGCTCAAAATATCACCAGACTGTGGGTGGTATGTGAAATTGGAAATAGTATCAATAGGGGAAAACAACTCAAAATCCTCACATGCGGACACTGACACCAAAATAGATATGGGGGATGTCAAATTTGTATCCGGAGACGTTAATTCGTTCAAAACGTAAACAGACAATGAACCATTTCTAAAATTATTGACAAGGAAATTTCCGGTCAATCCTGGAAAAAATGGCGTTACACCATCACCTATGTTGGATACTTGAAGATACGGGTTAGGCATATGCCAACCCACGTCAACAACTATCTCTTTCTTTTCTGAAATATCCCAAATTTCAGACATAACAACATTGAATGATGGAACTAAACCAGCTGTAGACACAGCCGGCTCATACGCTATCCGCAATCTACCTCGGTGAAATGCGGAGCAAACAGCAGTAAATTTGAACCGAATTGAACCCCTCCAATATTGGAAAGGCGCAGAGACCCAACTCAATGGAGTTTGAACGAAAGCGGTATTAATACCTGTTCCAGATGTTCGATATTGGTTTGGAGTAACGGCAATTGCGCACAACCGAGCATCCACGGCATTGGTTTGCGTATATGGAAATTGAAAAAGGTAAGATTCCCTCATCGCTATATCTAAAATACCCATCTCATCTTTACCAGTTAGACCCACAACCCGTGGATCCACTGTTACACCCTGCTTATCATCAAGCGTAGCCTTGTAAATCGGATCGTGCTGCGTAGCAGATGAGAAATTCGGAATAGATCTCGGATTCATCAACATGATATTTGACACAACATTTGGCTTTACAAAACCAAATAAAGTGGCCAAATTACCAAGTGATGTCGCGGTCATTTCCGTCGCCAATGCATATGGCCGTATAAACGGCATTTTAGCAACGGAATTAGCTACTGCAGCCAAAGCGAAAGCCGGTCTCGAAATAACCCCTTGACCATATTCATCAGAAGATTGAGCGGTAAGACCAGAAATATTATTATTGGTCGGTACGCCGAGAACAACGTTCTCAGCCCACGCAAACACTGAAATCGTTATGGTTTCAACCACGCCAGAAACATGCGACAATGGTACTAATTCTCTTAGTGTTAATGTCCCGGCAGACTGCAATTGAAGCCCTAAAGTGTCAAATGCATTATTAGGATGAGTGTACGGAAGACGCAAACAACCAGCTGATGAAGTGCTAGCATCAACCAAAATATGAGGGTTTTGCGAGCCGCGGACACAACCAAGTTCAGTCAAATCCGTGTTCAAAAATCCTTCCAATGATTGATCCGGAGTGACACTCGCCATAACCATACCATAATGAAAAGGTGTACCGTTCACCACGATCTTAACACACATATCACACTTCATATTACGGTAATTATTTAACCTATTAGCATTATGTTTATTTTTCCAAAACAGCTCAAACGGAAAAATCTGTTGTCCGACAAAAGCTGTATTAACTGTCCATGGAAAAGTGCCAATCCTAACGGGGCGGGCAAAGAACTTCGATACATTAAACTCAGAATCATCACTAACATAATAACTATCATCCCGAGCAGATATTAATCCAGCCTCATAACCGGCATCATGATCGGTAAAAGAAACTATATTTGCCTGAACATTTGAATCAGCGGGCGCTTCCAATAAGGATTGGGCCTCGTACGTCATAGAAACAAGAGTACGAGCAGCATTACGAGTAATGCAAAAAACAGAACTACCACAATAATCAACGGCGCTAAAACTACCGCGTTGCCTAAGCGGTTGACT